TATCTCGTCCATCTCAATTCTCAGAGAGGAGAGTTCTGATTGTGACTCAACGTTCATTCGAGCCTGTTCTTTTGCCATTCTATATCGAGACCTATCGGAGGACTCTCTGTTTACAATGACACCCGACGCATTGTCTTTATAAAGGTTTGGGTGTCCGTCAACTCTGTTCTTCATATTGTTATTTATTATTCACTTACGACGATTTGGATGTCGTCAATCAGAGGTGCCAATGCTGGGTTATCTGATGTCATAACAATCTTGAATGCTGCTCCATCAAACTTGGCTGTATCCTGAACAGTCCAGGTGAGTGATTGCCACTCGTCAGCAAAGATCTGATTCGGATTGATGTTGGAAGAGTCACGAGGAGTGATCAACTCAACATCATCAGGCAATCCAGTTCCGTTGAATGGAATCCAGTTCACATCAGCGATGTCTCCATCAAATCCAATGTTACGAGGACGGAAGTAAAGTTTGACACTGTCATTCTGATAGAAGATAGAAGCAATCTTCACCTCCATTCCATCACAGGCATTCTCAAAGAGGAATAACCTTGAGATCCATTTGGCAAACACAGATCCATTAGTACTTGTCTCTGGAATGAAGTATCTATTAGGTGAAGCTGTTACACTCTTCACTCCTAACGATTCCAAATTACCACTGAATGTTGATGTCGATGCAAGTCTAGAAACATTTTGTCCAGAAACCTTCAACTTCTTGGTTGTGGCATTGAATTCATCGACTCTTACAAGGACATCATCAACCGTAATGGTTGAGTTCTTAGTAAGAGCAGGAAGAGTCGTATTGAATGTAACTGTCCTCGCTGAAGGTCCAAAGTTGGGATCATCAGGTTGTGGATTGTCAATCAGGTTACGAACCAAAGTGGCGTTGGTTCTATCCAAGTCAATCACAGGTGAAACCTTAGAGTTGATGGTTGACATCGACACTGTTGTCTCGATTGATCTACGACCCTGTAGATAAAGTGCCGAGTTATACTTAGATTCGTTTAGGTAGTTGGCAACCTGCTTGGCACCTGGATAATAGAAAGTCTCCATCAGGTTGATGTTGACTGGAGTATCAAGTCTATATTGGAAGGGTGAATTATAACCACTTAATCCAGCACACTCAGTTGTTCTATTCTGTACTCCAAATCTTGAAGTACCAAAAATCATTGCTCCAGCAACCACATTGAGAACCTCAAACGGTCTGTTATAAGAACAAGTGATGTTGTTACCACCATTCTTACCAGATGTTGTTGCTGGTGTTGTCACCTTGATGGTGAAACTGTTCATTGTGGAATTGATAACTGTATGGAGGGTATTCAATTCGTCATCTGGAATTCCTCCAGGTGTACCCACCACTCCTTCAATTGACACTAAGTCATCAGGTGCGAGTCCGTGATTATAAGCAAACACTCTTATAATTTGTGGGTTGTCACCAAAGAGTGTTGAGTCTGGATCTGATGCAGGAACAGAAGATGTCTCAATGGCATCTTTTTGTGCTGGCTTGAGAAGTAGTGGTGTGTTCTGAAGCTTCACAGTTGCCGTAGTGTTCACATCAAACTCTGCTCTCCAAAGTCTAAAGGTAACATCTTGTGTCTGATCTTCTGTCCATAAGGATCCGTTCTGTGACATAAACAACGAACCCATATTAGGTTGTTCAATCACTCTCGTGTCAGTACCCAATAAATTCTCGCCAAGTTTAGATGTCCAAATCGTAAATGCCAGTGAGGTTGGTGCCTTCACAACGAAAGCATAGTTTGTATCACCTAAGAGGTAAACAGGTGCCTTGAATTTGAACTTAGTTGCTGCTGTGGCATCATCAGATGTACAAACACCCATATCAACTGCTTTAATTCCTGCCTTTGCTCTAATCTTCACCTCAGCACCAGAACCATCACCAATAATGGTTGCTGATGGAATACGTATATAACCAGAACCAGGATTGAGAAGGGTTGCCTTGTAGACTTCACCATTAGGTCCAATCTTCAGTTCACCTGTTGCCGTAACTCCACCTGGCAATTCAGGAGCAGAGAACTCAATAACAGTTGAACTATCATAACCTGTTCCCAAATCCATAATGTCAATTCTAGTGACTTCAAACTCATCAGAGACTACTGTGAAGACATCAAATACTGTTGGACTCAAATTGGGAACTAATGTTTCACCAGCAACGAAATCACCACTGTAATTATCCAACAGGACATTATAGATATGATTAGAAACATTTGTTATTGGATTATCAGCCTGTGGTTCAAACACCACAACTGACTTGATAGTACCAGATGATCCAGATGTTGAACCAACAACTGTTGTTCCAGATGGAATTGAGACTGCATTCAATCCTGTACCACCCAACTCACACACAACTCTCAAGTTTGTGTCGGTATTCTTCACAACTAATGAGTGAGGAATCACCGATTCCGTTGGAACCTGTCCATCAGTAGAGACCAAATATGCCTCCACACCCTGGGTAGGATCCTTTGTTCTGAAGAAGATGTCCAGCTCTGTTACAAAGACACCATCAGCATTATTCTTATCAATCAGGAAGGTTTGTGCAACAGGGTCAAAGTAGTTTGCTTCTTGTTTCGTTGATGTCTCAACCTTAGTCTGTGAGTCAATCACTGTTGTGGTATGACTAAAGTCTGGAATCCTTGTGGAGACGATCGTCTCCTGTTTATCCATAAACACACCTTGAGCATAGAAGTTTGCTTCTGCAAATCCTTCAACCTGACTCAGATCTTGAACATTGAGTGCAGAGGATGTGATTCTAACCTTTCTTGTTCCTGTGTGGAAAGATCTTGTGGATCCAGATGTTTCATACTCAACAGAAGCAGTTGAAGTAAATCGTGAACCAGCAAGAGGTGCTCTACCACTTGGAATCAAGAAGACACCGGAAATTGTTCCAACATCATCTGAGATGAGTGGAAGTCCAAACCCAGTGTTTGTTGTACCGCCGCCGCCAGTGTAACGAGACAATCCATCAGGGAAGTCGTTGTTCATTGCATCAGGCGAACACCATTTGGTTACCTCAATCTCATCAAAGAAGAAGTAATAACGAGTGTTGGGTTTCAGTCTATATGCCTGGAAGATAACTGGAACACTTCTCATTGTGTCTGCCAGTTTTACATCAACCACTCTGTCACCATAAGAGGTCTGTTCAACACGAGCAGTACCCACATTGATTCTTGTTGCGGTCTTATCTCTTTGTGATGTCGTAGCAGTTGTTGTTGAGGTGACCTTCAATGCGATGTTCTGACCCTTATCAAGTCTCTCTTGCATTGCGGCAGTGACATTTACATTTCCTCCATTTGCTCTGATAGCAATTGCCGCCATTGTTGCATCAGTCTTACCCGTCTGATGCCTATTGGCAAAGACTTGACTACTTGAGGTCCTTGTACTACCAGTTGTCTCCCACTCATTCCATTGAGTACCAATACCACTCTCTGCCATCTCATCAGAGAAACCAACGAAAGCGTTGAAGAGGTTATCATCCTCAATCACCAAGTCAGGTAGTCTGTTTGTGACCTGCCAGGTGTCCACTGATGGGGTCAGTTCAAGGTTTCCATCATAAGTGAATACAGTGTAGGGTTGGAGGTTGATAAACCTTGTCGCCAAAGGATTCTGCATAATCCTTGTGCTTGTGTAATTACAAGTGACAATTCCATGATCTGTTTTGAATCCATTACCCAACATCTCCTCTTTTGTCTGAGAAGATGTCTCCAATTCAATCTGATCAGTGAAGTGTGCTGCTCTCAGATGAGTAAAGACATTATCAATTGAGTTTCTGTATTGGGAGGAGTTGATGTTTCCTTTAGAGTGATCTCTAAAAGTATCAACCACGATTCCATTCTTGAATCTCTCAAGTCCAGTAACCGCATCTCTCACACTCATATTGAGTGCCGATTGTTCTAGAAGTGACAATGTGACAAGTTCTTCAATTCTGTCAATCCTGCGGTTCATATCCGCAATGTCCTTCATCCTATAAACTTTATAGTTGAACTTCTCAATTCTTGCATTCTGAATTGAGAATGTATATTGAGGAAGGTGGATGTCGTAAAGTCTAATCGCCGTCACCAAATCTGGTGGTGCCAGGGGATTATCTGCTGCTGTTCCAGAGACAAGGTTCA